ATTGGTGTAGACTCATCTGTCATTGGAGGGAAATAAGGTTTAACACTTGGATAATTATATGTACCAGTTGTTTCATCAAAATAAGGAGTTCCACCTGTGTATACCATTTGATCTTCTGTTGTCATTGGAGGCAAATAAGGCTTAACACCTGGATCAATATATGTGCCAGTTGTTTCGTCAAAGTTTGGAGTACCGCCTGTATACATAATATCGTCTACTGGAGCTGCATCAAAATTTTGAACATCTTTTGGCATAACACCTTCCATAGTTATAGGTGCATTTTGATCTATTGTGTCTACAGCGCCTCCATCTGCATAGCTACGAATGCTTCCACCATCTTTTTGGCCAGCGGCTGGAGTACTTGATCCACCTGTAAGTGAATTTATAAGATCATTAATTAAATTAGTGTTGCTAGTTCCAGCTGTACCAGTACCAGAGATAGCAGCAAGCAGTGAACCCAAGCCAGCAATTTGTGATAGTGGGCTGTTAGTGTATTGGCCTTGTTGTCCTGGAGCCACAGTTTGTTGTACTTGGCCAGTAGGAATATTAAGGCCTTGCAATAAGTTTGCAAAGTTTTGAGCTTGCACCATTGGGTAATCAAGTTGTCTTTGGCCTTGAGCTTGTTGCAATGCACCTAAGCTAGATAATGTATTTAATCCGCCGCTGCCGATTTGATATTGTTGTTGAGCAATATTACCCATACCTTGGCCAGCTTGCATTTGACGGTTTAAGTCTGTCTGAGCAGCTTGCATAGCATTTTGAAAGCCAGTATTTAAAGCACCGTATTGTTGGCCAGTAAGGTTAGCTTGCATATCAGCTAAAGATTGACCTAAAGCTTGTTGTTGTCTGCGTGAACCGAATGATCCTGTACCTACACCACCGCCTGCAATAGTTGGCAATACATTACGTTGTAAGTTTTGTTGTTGTAAACGTGCCATCTCATTGACTACGTTGCCAACATATGGATTCATGTATTCGTTAATGATGCTTGGAGCTGATGTTGTTCCAGCTGCACCTGTTAAAGATTGAGCTTGTGTCGCTGCATTTTGTCCTGAGAATGCAGTGGATGGAGCCATGTTAAATGCTTGTTGTTGTAATGGGCTAAAGCCTGCTACACCACCTTGTTGAACTGCGTTCTGACCAAGATTTGCAACGTCTTGTAAATAATTGGTATAAAACTCAGGCGCAGTTTGCTGAGTTGATGTGGTCGTGGTTGTTGATGGTAGTAGCGAACCTTGAAATAGATCAGCCATTATTTAGCTCCTTTGAGATAAGCCAATGGAGATTTACTCTTTGGCGGTATTTTATGTAGTGGTGCGCTGCGTTTATGTGCGCGAATATTTTCTCTAAATTCATCTAGCACTTTAGCACCAGCTTTGTTAGATCCGTTACCTAATTGTGCAACTGTTTCAGCATCAATCACGTATTCACCGTCTGCAAGCATTGCTGGAATGTCGTCAGATTGGCCGTCACCAGCGCCTTCTACGCGAGCGCCAGCTCTGTAATCGTGTCGTCCATCCATGATAGGTACATGGTCTACAATGTTATCAGGATGCATATCATGCGCTAATCCACCTTGAGCCATTCTTGTGCCTGTAGATTTTCTTCTAAACCTTCCTAAAAACGAATTAAGAGGACTTGATGAACCTAATACTTCTGACGGATTTACTCGAGTACCATAATTATATGATGCTCTTTTTGCTCTGTTTCTTCTATTTTCACGTTCTAATTCTCTTCTGCGATCACGTTCACGCTTACGATTACGATCACGATCATCATCATCGTCATCGTCATCGTCATCTCCAGTATTTACAGCTCTAACTAAATTTCCATTAGCGTCATAAATGTTTCCGTTAGCATCTTGATAATACTGTGGAGTTGTTGTTCCGCCAGTTGTTGCACCGCCCGTGGTAGTACCTCCTGTAGTGGTTCCTCCAGTAGTATTTGCTGCTTGAACTAAGTTACCGTTAGCATCGTAGATATTACCTTTGCCATCCGTATAGTATTGCGGTGTTGTTGTTCCACCACCTGTAGTTGTACCTCCACCAGTTGTGGTGCCACCTCCTGTTGTGGTGCCTCCGCCAGTCGTTGTACCGCCTCCTATTGTGGTACCTCCGCCAGTTGTTGTACCGCCTCCAGTAGTGTTTTGGTTTAAGATAGCATTAATAAGCGCTGTCAACTGTTCGGTTGTCATGCCACCAGTTGTTGTTGAAGTTGTTGGAGTTGTTGCGCCTCCACTAGGTGTGCTTATTGCTGGTAAATTAGGTATTGTAGGTTGATATGTTGCACTACCTAATCCACCTGTTGGAGATGCAGTTAATGCATATGGCTGACTATATTCTTCGTAAGGCACAAAATTTGCAGGGCCCATACCAAACGTTGTTGTTCTTGGTTCAATTCCAAGTTGAGACATGTCAATACCAGTGTTAACTTGATTAGTACTTCCACCTGATAAGTTACCTAATAAAGCACCAGCACCTGCGCCAAGAACTGTAGGGTTTGTTAAAAGATTAGTAATCGTATTTAGTGCAGATGGATTTGATGTTGTTGTAGTTTCCATAGCAACTGGTTCTTTATCTAATAAAGAACTTGGAGCCATGTCTTCAGCAGCTTCTACAAGAGAGCCGTCTGCATAACCTTTAACCGCGCCACCTTTTCTATATAGTGGAGTAGCTAATCCACCTTTTTTGAAGAATGATGATGGATCCCATCCGCCGCCTGTGTAATCATCAGATGTGCCTGGTTGATAACCACCAAAATCAGGATAATAGTTTGTATCATCTGTTGGAGGTGTGTAATAAGTATTGTCATCAGGAGGTGTGTAGTTTTCATATGGATCTGTTGGGTAGTACAAATCATTGTTTGAGTAATCCCAATCATTACCGCCAACATCAATTTCTGGAATTGATATATCTGGAGGTTCATATCCACCACCAGTAAAACTATATAACTCATCAGTTGTAATAACTTGTTGTGGATTATTTGCATTAATCCATGAATCAGATGATGAAGGATCTTTTACAAAGTAAGTGCCACCGCTCTTGACCGCGTAAAGATTACCATCACCATCATAAATGTTTCCATAAGGGTCTTGGAAATAACTTCCAGGTGTTTGATCTGAAGGAGGTGTTAATGTTTCTGAAGGTCCTGCGCCAGTGCCAGTTAAATTGCCACCACCAATATTTGTATTAGGTTGAGCAATCACATCACCATTAGATGAATTTACGCCTGAAATAACATAATTAGATTGACCGTTTGACTTACCATAATATGCGTCAACTTGAGCTTGTGTTGTTCCTTTAGGAAATGCTAAACCACCAACTGCTCCACTTGCGCCACCACCAATAGGAGTTCCTGAAGGTGTAGCTGTACTAGTTACGCCAGGTTTTTTTGGCGTTTGTGGTGCAATACCAGGCGCGTTAGGAGTATTTACGGGTCCAGGTGTTTGTGGTCTATTTGCGCCAGTAGGAGCTCTAAATGCTTTACTCATAGCTAAACCAGCTAATCCACCTAATAAGGCTCCAGCGGCTGTATTGTCTGTTGTTTGAGTTTGATAATTTACATTAGGAATGGCGCCAGTTCCGCTGCCAGGAGATGTGATTGGAGCGCCAGTTGGTTGGCTCATTAATGGGGTATTTAGATTAGTTGCCATATTTATCCTAAGTTCTTAAGCTAGTCGGTAACAAGTTTGGATTTGTTACTGGGGTTAATTTACTAATATCAACTTTCTGCGGAGCAGTGCTTCCTGTGCTCGTTGGAGTGGTTGTTGGTGTAGAAACAGACCCTAATCCAGACTGCTGATTCCCCGATGTTCCAAAGTTAACTGAACCAGTGTAAGGTGTCAAGGTGCTAATATTTACCTTTGTAGGCGGTGTTGTTGTGCCTAACCCGCCAGTTGTAGTGCCAGTAGTTCCTCCAGTTGTGGGTAGTCCACCAGAAGGTGTTGTTGGCGTTGTTGGCGTTGTGGGTGGTGTAATAGGTGTTGTAGGTGTAGTTATTGGCGTAGTTGGTGTTGTAGGCACTATTGGTGTCGTAGGTGTTGTAGGTGTAATAGGTTTAACAGTTCCAGTTTTTGGATCAAAGGTAACTGGAGTTAAGTCTTTTACATCAATTTTAGTAGGAGGAGGAGTTACAGTAGTTCCGCCGCCAGTTGTAGTGCCTCCACCTGTAGTGGTTCCACCGCCTGTTCCTGGAGGTGTAGTTGTCCCTCCGCCTGTTACTGGAGGTTTAGGAGGTGTAACAGGTGGTTTAGGTGGATTTTTAGCCTGCTGAACAATTTGTTTAGCTTTGTTTAAATCGTTACCTAGTAATGCGTTAGTAATGCTTGTTGTAAGAGCTCCAGTTAATATATTTGCAGGAACAGTCTTTAAAAATGTTTCAATAAAGCTTGGATTAGAAACAGCTGTTTTAGGAACTTGTGCCATTAATCTTTCATTTTCAACAGCGTCTAATTCAGCTTGTAAAATTTTAACTTGTTCAGCATTATATTTTTGAGCCTCTGGAATCGCGGTTGCTAATTCATTTTGTGTTGTAAGAATTTTACTTTTAATTTGAGCTACCCTAGGCATGTTTTCATCAATTAAGGCATCTTGCAATTGTTGTTGGTATGTATCAAGTTTACTAGAAAGTTCTTTTACTTTCTGATTTGCTGGATCTTTAGGGCCAAAAAATCTATCCATCACTCCTGAAAATTTTGATGATGGTGCTTGTCCTGTAAGTTGATCAATTTTAGCTTGTATTCTGACAGCTTCATCATTGCTAAGAAGATCAAACGATGGGCGTTTACGGTTTGAATTGGGTAGTAGTCCTTTAGGTTTAGGTGCTGAAACGTTAGATAGCAATTCACCTTCATAACCTGATGTTTTAATATAACTCTTTACTTCATCCATCTGTGTTTGCAATGAAGTAGCTTTTGCAAGGTCGCCTGATTCTATTGCAGCTTTTTGTTCTGTGTACAATTCTTTATATCTTGGGACTTCTTCTGCAATAACGTATTCTGTATATTGATCTTGAATGTCTGCAACAATATTTTCATAAGAATCGGATATGCCAGACATGTTTGAACTTAAAGCAGTAATCTGATCGTAATCCTGCTTATTTGCGGCAATCATTTTATCTATGAAGCTAGTAGCTTCTTGATATTTTGGATAAGCTACGTTGTTAATTTTATCAGCTAAAGCATTAGCTTTATCTAATGCTGCTTGATTGTAGGTGTTATCATAAGCAATTTGATCATTTATTTGTTTGGTTAATTTTTCATATTCTGCAACATCTGCATTCATTTCTTGAACTAACTTATATTGATTAGATTGATGTGCAGAAATTACTTGTAAATTTGGATTCTTATCTAGTAATGCTTGGGCTTGTGTTTGTGTATTCTTATAATCAGCCGCAAGCTTATCTGATGTTGTTACAGCGCCTTTAATTGTATTAAACATCTTACCTACTATATTAGATGAAATTGAGTCTACTCCAGCGCCTAATGCAGCTTGAACAATATCGTCTCCTGTAACTAATGCAATAGCTCCACCAATAGTTGCGGCGCCAGCTGCATCTTTAATTATGTTAGCAATAGGACCGTTTCCAAGCACATTGCCAATACCATTTATTATAGGGTTGTCGGCAAGGATTCCACCTTCACCAGTAATGCTAAAATCTTTTAATCCGATAGCGCCAAATACAGATTTTTGAACAGTTGGAGACATCACAACTGGCATTAATGCAGAAGTAAGAATGTTTTTCATGCTTCCGCCGTTAAGCGCAGTAATTGCAGCGCTACCAACAGACCTGACGGCCAGGATTCCCAAATCTTTTGCTATACCTAATTTGCCAGCTAATGCACTTCCCCATCCAGGAGCAAAATAACCTAACGCAATTGATGCAATCGCTGGAAGCGGATTTTTAATAATGTTTTTAACGGTATCAACTACGCCGCCTACTACGCTTTTTACAACGTTTACTACGCCTTTAACGACTCCGCCCATTATTTAATCTCCACTTCAAAACTATATCCACTAGGTGTTTTTCGTTCTTTAAGTTCAATGCCAGCCATTCTCATAAGTCTAAGAACTGTGGGATTTTCTACTTCACCAACACCTTTTTTATAACCAGCAATTTTTAATGCTTTAAAAAATTCTTGCATTGAAGCTTTTAATTCTTTTTGGTCATCAACAGTAAATAAATGAAGATTTCTTGCAACTGGAGGATCAACTTGAAAAAATAATAAAGAGTTGCGTCTACGTAATAATCTGAAATGAGGCGATTGCAATCCATGGTACATGTAAGCATACACCTCTTCCCAATCTACGCCTGGCTGAGTTCTTTCTATGCTTTTTTGCACAATGTCTTGTGTAGACATTTCTTCGTAATTATCGTCTTCGTTTTCTTCTATCAAATCTTTTTGATTTTCTTCCATTATGCTACCCTTTGGTTTACGGCATTAACTAAAGCTTCAGCCCAGTCTTGCCAGTTTTCATAAATATAAGGACCTGGTATACCCTCGTTAGCAAAAATATCAATTGCTTTTAACCCTACCGCCCAATTTTTCCACTCAGCCTCTTCACCTGGTATTGCTAATTGTTGACCACCATACGCCTCAACCATAAGACACGCCCATGAGTTGAAGGTGTGAAATCTTGGATCGTATATGACTGCTAGTGCCATATTAGTAAGGTCTCACGTCACCAACATCTGCGTTCAACATGATGTAACCAGTCTGATAGTTACCACCAAGCACATTACTTTCAAACTTCAATCTTAGCTCTCTTCGTTGTTCACGCATATCAATTTTTGATGTATCTTGATTGAACGTATATGGGCTTGATGCTTGATCATCTGATTGGGCGAATGGCCTACCTGTGACAGTTAAAGTCATGTTTCCAGTCATAACAAAATCAGGTTCAACACGCTCTAGTCTTAGCCAGTAATTGTCTCCCACTGGAGATTGTTGCGACGGTCCACCTGATACCCATCCCAAATTAGATGTTTCAAAATAACTTTGAACGGCTGTTTGAATAACACCTGATTGGCCTGTATAGATAGCATCTGTACCAATTTCATGTTGGAATAAAGATACATAGCTCATCAGCGATGTGACTATAATTTCAAAATCAGTTCCACCAGGAAGTGTAGGAGCAGTCAATATGTTACCAACTGCATAATCTTGACCGTGTGAGGTGATAACTACTTGAGTTACGACTCCACCAGCTACTGTAATTGTAGCAATTGCTGTAACGTTTCCATCGCCATTTTCTAACACTTCATATGGGTAAACTCCGTCTGTATATCCAGAACCAGCATCTATAATATTAAATGCGTTAACACCACCAGTTGCATTAATTTCCCAGCTCGCATTAATTGGATAAGGGAAAACTTGCGAGAAGTAACCAGCTGATCGTCTTGCACCTAAAGCTTGTCCAGCGTCATACCAAACGTTTTCACGAACGTTATAAATAATTACGTCATTACATTCTGTAGAGTTGCCACGTGGATAGAACCACCAAATTTCTCCGTAACGAGAAACTTTTGTTGCGTAAACTTTTTGACGTTGTGCGTAATTGAGGTTATCAAAAAAATAGTTTTGATTAAATGTATTTGGAATTTCTTTTACAACACCGTTATATAGCAAGAATCTATCAACGCCACACCAGTAGTAAATACCGTCATACTCAATCACTGATGATGATGAGAGGATAGATGATTGAGATGATATGATATCGTATCGCCAAAAGAACGTAGTTGCAGTGTTACCAGATGTAATTGTAGTAGGAGCATAAGATACACGAATAAGGGAGTCAAGAGACCAGAAGAGACCTGAAGGAGCGTTAGAACCACCTCGAACAGGAAGTCCCTTGACTATTTTTGTAGCTGATACGTTTGTTTCGTTGGCGTCTGCTGAAACCCAGTCATCAAGATTTCCTGCCGCACAATTTTTTATAAGGCCATTATTACCGTATACAAATGTATATGGATGTAAAACTACTACGCCACCTGATACTGATATCTCGTTATCAAAAGTAAATGTATTACTTACTGTTGTGCCTGTAGCTGCAGCTGATATAACAACAGATGTTCCTGTTACAGATACTACCGTAGTTCCAGGAGGTATATTTCCTGCAGAGTCAGTGACTATTTGGCCAGGTCCTACAAGAGGATTGATTGCGCCAAGTGTAATTGTAGTTGTTGCATTAGTTGATCCAGCTGCTGTAAATATTCCGATAGGAGATAAAGAAGTTCCATTGATGTCACCACCTAATACACGTGTATCTACTGTGTTATCAATTTTTGCTAAATTTTGTCCAGGATGTGCTACTAGTGTTTGTTGATTTGTTCCGCCTGAATCGAACTCTGAATCCATCTGCCAAAGATTATTATTGTTTGGAATAAATCCAGTTAAGGTAAAATCTAATATTCCAGAACCAATGCCAAGATCATTGATAGCTACAACCTGAAGACCATCATTGTATCCACTAAAAATATTATTAAATCCGTCGTTAGGATCAAGGAATATGCCACGGCTAGGGCCTGCTAAAGATGCAGTAATTTCACGGAAGCCTAAAATTTTTCTTGGACGACCACGTTGAAATCTTACCCAACGACCATCTTCATAATAGATTTTGTCAGTTAGCGTACCATCTCTTTGAATGCCAGGTTGCGTATCAAGTGCAAAAACTTTTCTTGTCAATTGAAGTCTCCGCCTGAAATACCGCCGTCAAAATTTCCTGTGCCAGTTACTTGAATGCCATTGGTGTCAATGTTTAATACTTGGCTTCCAACAACTGTAAATCCAATATTAGTTGCACTTGGTCTATACATACCAGTTGATGGCTCGCTAATAAAATTTAATGATGGTGCGCCTACACTTCCGTTTAAAAGTTGAGATGTTGATCCACCAGCTTGAACTGTATTTGCATTATAAAAATTAACGCCGTCACTAATAACTGTTACTTGCTGACCAACTGGAACAAGTACTGTAGCTCCCCCAGGAGATGCTGTTGTAATAGTTAAACCAAAACCATTGTCTGTAGTTTGATTACTGATAACATAAAATGCCACTACAGGAGGGTATACAACGGTAACGTTACCTGTAAGACTGCCAACGTATTCTTGAATAACAGATGTAGCTTCTTGCGTGGTTAATGTAACAGTACCAGTAGATATTGACTTAACAAGCGCTGTAAATAAAAAGTTAGGGCTTTGTCCGTAACCTACAGTAAAGTATTGTGTGCCATCGCACATAATGAATGCTGACTCGTCAGGGTTAACTGTTTTGCTAACTTGCAAGTCAATAGTATCTGGTGAAGCCACATTTATTGTTAACGTACCAGTGCCATTATTTTTTAAAATACTAAACCAATTGTCGCCTAGGGTAGAGGCAAGAGGCAAATTGACCGTGCCAACGCCACCAGTCCACAGTTTATTTTGTGCGCGATCTGCTGCTACAAATGTATAGCCAGTAAGAAATGTGTCTACTGGATGTGCCTGATTAAGTGTGGTTGATATAGCAAGTAAACCAAGACCTGCAAGTTCTGACGCATTACCACCTGATGTGCCCGCACCAAAATCAATAACTCCCCAAGTGCCAGTTGTAGTGCTGTTATCTGTGACATAAATATAAACTGATTTGCCTGCAGCAACGGAAACAATAGTTCCGCCAGTGTAGTTTCTAACGTTAAATGATGATCCACCTAAGTTACGAATTAATGCATCTTGGCCTACAGAAACTTGATTTGCAGGAGGCATAGCCAAATAGCCAGCGCCTGGTGTGATGTCCATAATACGTGCAGCTGGACTCTCTGGCGGTATAGTGTTTGAAGGCCAGTCAAGTTGGAGATTTGTTGTAAGCGTATAGGCTGCGTAGCTTACGTCAGTTGCCTGTATTACGTCTCCAGTAAACGGTGAGATGTATGATGGCATTAAGTATCCAATACAGTAGCTTGACGATCACCGATACGTTGAACGTCTTCAGCTTTAAGTGTTTGCATAATAGCCTGATATTGAGCTTGCCAAATAGGTGTACGTTCATCGTTCTTAAGGAATGGCATTGCTTGTAATAAAGAGCCGTATAGCAAAGCTTGTGGTGCGTATTGAGTGAACCAGTTAGTTTGATTAGATGAATCTAATGGCTGTACGCGTTCGTAATACAATACTTCAAAATCATAATTACTTGTTGGTGTAGGAGCTACTAACCAGTTTTCATAATCGTAATCACAGTAAAATTTAGGTACATCTGTTTGTGATTGATCAGGCCAATACTCTCTTAGGTATTCGTATTTACGAAGTAATACGGGTTGTTTAACGCCATCGATTGTGACGTTCATTGAAACTGTTTTGTGCCAACGAACTGGTTTGTTGATGACAGGGTTACTAGCAGTCATGTTTGCTTCAACAACTGTTAAGTTGCCCAAGAACTTAATCTCAGAAGCAATCACTTGCTCTGCCAACATAATGAAGAGAGGTATCTTATCTAGCGTAGCAGTATCTGTACGCTCTAAGTATGATTGAATATTTTCAACTAACGTATCATAGGTCATTACTGCTGCGACTGTCATACAAAATTCCTCGTTCCAGATTTATCAATAATTAAAGCCATTTTTCTTGGCTTATCTGCAAAATTCCTTGGTATTGAGATATGTACCCAAGAATCAAATTCTCTGATCACTTGATCATATTCAATATTGCTTTTTAAAATTTGTCTTACTATGTCATCAGGTGTTAGCCCTGGAACTCTTATGTCCGCAGCACACCCTAATACATGTTGTGATGTTTTACTTCCACCTACTGCTTCATTAACTTTTGGAGACCTATATGCAGAGTTAACCATAATAGGTCGTCCTAATATCTTTCTTACTTCTTCAAGGAAGCGAGCCAACCTAACAAGGTTTGCTTTAACTTCTTCGTTTGGCGTGTTATCCAATCCTTTGCGTTCTGCAATTTCACTATTTGTTAACTCCTTTAAAGTAAAGTTTGGGCTTAATTTCATTTTTTCTTGATATGGAATAAAGAGCGTTCACCGAATAAATAGAATCCTACAGCGCTTGCAAAGTTATCTACTTCAGATGTTGCAATACCTTGTAGGTGCATAATGACCCATGTAGATAAAACTAATAGTCCTATCGTTGGTCTCATCAATCTAATTACAGCTTCTACCCATGGATAAGATGGATTACCACCACCAGCTTCATTCATGACTTTAAAGAACTCTAAGTCAATCTGTTTCATCTGAGCATATTGTTCAATCGTTGCTGGTTTGAATTGATCAGGTGCTATAAATTTGTTGATCAGTGATTTACCCAAGTCTACTGCGACTGGTCCTAATGCTGCTAATATTGTTATAGGGTCCATATTATTTCAACACAATACTTAATAATAAAATGATAATGGCGCCAGCAGATGCCATAAGAATACCTTCTAATCTCTTAAGACGGGCATTGATCGCCTCATAACGTAATGCACAAACTTCTTCATGCGTACTTAAACGATGATCAACTTTTTCTACTGGGCCCGACATATCTATTTCCTTGTTCTTCCGTTGTTCAAATTTCTAATCGGAATAATCTTACTTTCTTCCGACATTATTCTTCTGCTTTAGGCTCTTCTTGAGGAGCTACTAAACCTTGTTCTTTGGCAGCTTCTTGTAAAGCTGTGATTAAATGGAAAACTTCTTGATAGGGTCTAGTACCTAAATACCCTGTAATCTTGTTTGCTAAGTCTAATGATAATTCTAATTTGTTGTTCATAATCTTCCTTTATGTGTTAAAACGAGTCCCAAGTATAACTTAACTTTTGATAATTTTTTTATTGTTCCTGCTAAATCACCCATATAAATTCCTTAAAAGAGAAAAAAGAAATCACCGCTAGTAGGAGTGTCGTACGTAATAACAATAATGCCTTGTAGTCCATCGGCTCCGCTGCCGCCATTAGTGCCCGATCCACCGCCACCGCCTCCATATAATCCTCCATCTCCTGCATCGCCATTAGCACTTCCGCCTCCGCCACCACCACCAGAACCTGCGGTAGAATTTTCATCAGGAGGAGTAACAGTTCGAGTCCAATAACTTCCCCTAGCGCCTTCACCAGCTTGATCATTTGCTGCGCCACCACCGCCACCGCCAGTACCTGATGTTCCATTAGTTTCAATAGCGCCACCTCCTGTGCCACCTCCTCCATTACCACCAACCTCTGCAGCGCCATTAAATCCAGCCGCACTAAGAGAAGCTCCGCCACCTCCGCCTCCACCATTATCATTGGCACCATTAGTAGTACCTTGAGCACCATTACCTCCAATACCTCCTGGACCTGCAGCGCCACCACCACCGCCACCACCTCTTCCTGTACCACTAGCACCTCCATTACCTCCTGAGAACTTAGTTGTACCTACAGAAGTTGCAGAAGATCCACCAACACCAGCAGTAGCAGTAGTCGTAGTTCCACCGGCTTTAGCTAAAATACCTGTGGTAGTCGAAGGAGATGCTGATCCAAACCAAGTGTCTGTGGCAGCAGTGACAGGAAAGTTGATACCTGCACTGCCTACTCGGTACTGAATTGTAGTTGAACCTGGTGTCCATGAAGTTGTAGTAATAGTAGTAGATGCCGCGTAAGCTCCACCACCGCCTCCTCCGTTACTAGTTCCATCACCCCCTGCTCCACCACCACCAATACCCTCAACAGAAACTAAAGATCCAAAGTCAGAAGGGACTGTCCAGTTTCGAGTAGTTCCTGGAGTAGCGGTTAAAAATACTACTATTCGTGCCATGTTATGCTACCGCCACACAGCGCCATTTAGCTGTTACAGCATTCCATACAAAACCTACATCTAAACGATTTGTTGTTACTGTTGTTGTTGGTAAAGTCACTGTAGATGATTCAAATGATGCACCCCATGCAATAGTTCTAGCGGCTGTGCCTACAATATAAATCCATAATTTTTGACCATTAGTAGGAGTACCAGTTACTGTAACTGACGTAATGTTTACAGCTAGTGCTGTTAAACCATATTGGTCTGTAGTATCTGTATTAATTGAAGGTGTTGCACTAGAGGTTGTAGTAGTTACTCTTGGTGTTATGCGTTTATTTGTTAGTGTATCTGTAGTGGCGCGACCTACTAATGTATCAGTAGATGTTGGTAATGTTAGTGTACCTGTATTTACAATGGTTCCAATAACAGGTGATGTTAATGTTTTATTTGTAAGTGTTGCTGTGCCTGTATTTGTTACTAAACCTCCAGCGCCAGAGTTAACAGCAATACCTAAAGCAGTTACAACGCCAGCACCTGTAGTGGTTGTAGCTGGAGCAGCGCCTGCACCACCACCAAGAACAATTGAACTAGCTGCCAATATACCAGATGAAGCCCATGTTGATGCTGATGAAAAGTAAACAACGCCACCAGATGTACCTGCGACAGTAAGCGCTGGAGTCGTAGTAGGATTTGCAACACTAACTACAGCAAGAGCGATTTATGGTAATAATTTTGATGGGTCAGCCGCTTTAACTCAAGTCATTGCATCAACTTATGGTGGTACAGGCAACGGATTTACTGCATTTACAGGTCCAAC